ACAATGGTATTATTATAAGTTTCCGTCGATGTTACAACATTTTCAACTTCCTTTCCATTTAATGAAGAAACTTTAGCGGATATCCCAATGTCATCAGCATTGGTAAATGCTAATAAATCATTGACTTTATAATCTGATCCAGAATTGACAATATTAAAACCACTAATAACTCCACTTGCAATTGAATTTACAGTTAAAAGTTGATTTTTTAGATCCAAATAACTTGGAATAAAATCGTTTTCAATATTTGAATCAATCAGTTTATATGGATATGTGTTTCTTAATAAATCGGAACTTCCAAAATCAAACGATTGATCCAAAGAAGAATTTTCAATTAATGTATTCGATCTATATGAATCACCAATAAAATAAGGAAACTTTGATTCTGAATTTATATTATCAATTGGTGAAAAATATGCATATATTCCATTTGGAAACTCTGGAGTTTTGCAAAATCTTCCATTATGAATATCCAAATCTCCACTTCCATCATAACGATAATCTTCAATAAAGAATCCAGCATCAAATCCAAATGGTCTATCAAGATAAGAGGTATCTAATATATAACTTGAAGTTAGAAGTCTTATTGATTCGGTGTTTTCTGGGGTGTTGTATCCATATGCACCATAAATTGGATTACCATCATATGCCCATCCAATGATCTTTGAATGGAAAGTTCCATTATCTGCAAAGCAATTTTGTAACGTATCAAAGTATCCAGAAACTAAATATTTTAACTTATTGTCCAAGGTTTCTGTATAAATTTCAGAATTAAATCTCTTAGTATTATTAATTGTTAAGTCTCTAATAGATACATCAAAGAGTGCATTAGATCCGGCAGGAACAACTTTAATTTTTGAACTTGTTGAGTATCCAATTCCGGAATTAGTAACAGTAACATTGGAAATTCTTCCACCACTAATTGTAGGTATTATTTCTGCCCCACTACCAGTTCCAGTTGGATCTTCTACAATAATATCTGGATCAGAATAGTATTCTTTACCACCATATTCAATTTTAGCTGAGTTAATAGTTCCATTGATAATATTGGGTACTATTTTAGCATCTTTTCCATTTTGAATAGTAATGATTGGTTTCTTTTCAAAATTTAAAATAGATGATCCATATCCAGTACCAGATTCGTACAAATAAGCATCAATTATCTTTCCTCTGACCTTGGGAGTTATTTGAATTGTTTGTGTAGTACTTATACCATTAGGTGTTGTAAATTCTACAAAAACAGAAATTTCTGGATAACTAAAATACTGGTATCCAGATCCTACGGAAGAAAACCTGACATAATTTTTTCTTTCATAATTTGATTTAGTTACCCCCCCAATACCGGCATCACAAATTCTAAAAGAATTATCGTTGACTTTTAAAACATAAAACGATGTAGATGTGTCAGTAGAAACTCCTGATATTGAAGAAGTCTGATAACTATACTTAATTAAATCACCATCATTAAACCCATGATTTTTAAAATTAATTGTATGATTGGATGTAGAAATGTCTGTTGGTTTGACAATCAATTTTCTGTTAGTATATTGTTGTCCACCGTCAACCACTTTAATCTCTGTTAAAGTATTTTTACTGGATGAAGTATAAAATTTATGAATTCCGGAAGTATTATCAGTATTAAATCCAACAGTATTAATTCCCGAAGAATAGTCTGATAAAGATTGATATAATCTGACTGTTAGATCACTAGTTGTTTTTATGTAATATTGAGAATTATCAATAAGAGTGGAATTACCTACACCTATTCCAACTCCCAAATTTCCATTTGAACTATAGATTACTTCTTCACCATCTACAAAATTATGTTTAGTTAAAAAGGTAAGTTGTCTGGTCGTAGTATTAATTCCACCAGAATTGGTCGTGGTTCTTGCATCAAAAAAAACTTCTCTTACTCTCTTTTTAACAATTGGTTCTAATACAGCACCAAATCCATTTCCACCACTAACTCCTATAGAAACTATATTTTGAATATCGAAGTCTTGATTCTCAACATAAGTTTTTTGAATTGATCCACTTACCACAGGTTGAATAAATGCGGTTGACCCTATACCAGTCGAAACTGATATAAAAGGTAAGTTTATAACATCATAATTTTCACCACTGTTCAAAACTTTAACAGAATTTAATGGTCCATAATAAATTTTATCTAATGATTTGTAATTGTCAATTTCTACACCATTAACTAACAGACCAACAGGCCCAGGTAAAGTTTTTTCATTAGATCCATTAAAAATATTATTTGTAAGTGGAAATTTTTTAAGTATTTTTTGAGGACCTATTTCAGCAGATCTCTGAGAATATAATGTAAATCTATGAGTTCCTATTCCAGAAATATAAGGAGAATCAAAAGTCAGATAATTTGAACTTCCGACAAAAGATTGAGAAGAATACAATTGTATTTCTTTTTTATTTGAGTCCAGAACTTTAACGTAGTATGATCCAGTTTCTAATCCCACAAGAGAATCTTCTTCTGGTTGATAAAAAATTCTATCTCCTGTTAAAAATGGTACGTTGTCAGGAAAAGAAATTATTGTAAAGTCATCGTCAACTTTGCCAGTTAAAATTCCAATGCTATTATCAATATAATTGCCGCTCAAGTTTTTTGTTATCTGATAACAATATGGAACAGACAACCCTCTATTATTTGCTGGCAAAGAGTTAGATGCTACATATGCATAATCATTATCTGTATATACATTGCTTACATCAGATATAATAGAATCATTGCCATATATCAAAGGAACATTTAAACTACTAGCCTTACTAACTTTTCTTCTTAGATCATAGTTTGCATTTGGATTTGGAGCAATAAATGCAAACAATTGAATAGATTTTGAATTATCCTGAATTTCCTCATTTACATATGTTGTAAAAACAACATTTGACGTTCCCCTTTCTACTATCTCAATTTCATCTCCATATTTTAAACTAGTTCTATCAATTGGTGATTTGAGATTTAAAGATTTTGGTCCACTAAAATCCTGAATATGATATCTTGAGTTGGAATTATAGAACCAAGAATTTACTAATACTTCTTTAAAATTCTTTTCTCCAAACTTAGTCTGACCAACTGCATTTCCAAGACTTTTAATGTAAACAAAGTCACCCTCAGAAACACCACTTAACGATTCTGATACTTGGATAAAATCCGATAATGATCCAAGTATTCTAAATTCAACTTTTTTAGTTTTATCACCATCTTCATATCCAATGTAAACATCATCAGTTCTAATATTATCTGCCTGATCTATTTGAGATTCAACTCCAGAACATCCAAAAAATTGATTAACACTTTTACCCGTATAAGTTATTGTATTTGTTCCAGAGATAATTGTTCCCGATTCTGGAAAACCAATTGTTGAATCAACGGAAATTACAGAGGAACCGACTGGGACAGATTCCAAGCATTTTGTAGATGGTGTAACATCAAATTCTCCTTGAACAGTTGGAGAATCATCGTAACCAACGAATAGAGATAATTTATAATATTTTTTTCCATTTCTAGTAACAACTTCAACTTCTGATACTGATGCATTTGTATCAGGATCTGTTGATTTTTCAATTGTTTGTCCAGATAACTTGTTAGGTTCTCCAGAAATCTCCTCTATAAGAACAACTTTTCTTCTAACAAATTCTGCAGATGAAGGTTTAATAAGAAAATTTTCTAAATTAACAACAGTAGCATTGACTCCATATAAAACTTTAAACAGAATTTTAAAAGACTCATCTGTTCCTTTTGACTTATAAAAGGATCTTGCCTCTTTTATAAAATTACCAACATTAAGATCAGATACAAAATCTATATCTTCTAATCCTGGTGTAAGGGAATACTTTAATTTTTTATAGAATTCTTTTAAAAATAAAGAACTTAAGTTTTGAACTGCTGCAGATTGCTCGTGAGATTCTGCACTTGATGTTTCAAAAAGCAATTCTTCTTGATTTAATTCTTGATGATAACTTGTAATGCCACTGAATCCTCTCTGACAATTGAGAAAAGAGTTAGTGGTAATTCCAGTATAAGTGATGATCTCATCACCAATTTTCAACAATCCATATTGTTTTGGAAATCCTTTTGTGCTATTGACATTTATTGTGATCTTATTATTGGTCCCAATTCCAGAGGTTAGATATGTATTATCAACAATGATTTCCGGTGTGAGATTATCTAACTTAAGGTATTGATCTAAGTTCTCAGCAATATCAATTGAACCACTCTGATGTTCCTGAGATATGTAATATTGCTTTAAAAACTCTGAAGCTTTTGGATTTTCATCCAAAATAAAACTTGGAAGTTGATTTTCAATAACTTGATAAACTTTAACTCTTGAATCAAATCCAGTTTGTATCATATTACTTTCTTATTAAATTTCCGCTTAAGTAACTAGATGTATAGTAGTTCTTGGAGAACTCGGTTCCGGATGTTTCTTCCCCAGAAGATATAACATCTCTTACCATATTTATTTCACTTTTATCAATGCTGAAACTTAAATATAATTCTTTCAGTCCAATAACATCGTTTGATTCCGGAACAGCTTGAATTTGAATAATATTATTTGGCAATGATGTTGATATGATATTTAATGCTCCAAGATTTATTTCCCCTTTCACATAATCAACAGTACCAACCGATTTAATAACGACTCTTGTTTCTGTTTCAGATATTGGTTTTACAATGGATAGAATCCCAGTTTTTTTATCTGCATTTGGTTTATCAGTAATGTAAACAGTATCTGGATCATTTTCAACAACAAATCCCGTAGACTTAATATTATATGAGTCTTGTACAACATGAAACTGATTACCAAAACAAAGTTCATATTGTGCAAGTTTATTTAAAAGAGCTTTCATATCTCTTCTAATACGAACTTTGGTAATGTTTGATGTTATGGCAAAATCTGTGTTATCAATAAGTTGTAGAACTTTACTATACTTGAATCTTCCACCAAACTTATTCAAGTCGATGGAGTTTGCGTATTTTGTTAGAGAGTTTATGACTTTAGTTTTTAAAGATTCTGACGATGATGTCTTTGAATAATCATAATATACTGAAGAATCAATTTCAACATACAATACTTTGAGGTCGATTATTTTTTGATTGATTCCGGAAATGCTATATTTCTTTAGTTCATTTAAAATTCGAGTCTTATTAAAGTCTGACACGAAAGTTCCGTTTTTAGGTTTAATACTAATTTGAACATTTCCATATTCTGGAGGATCTAGTTCTTCACCACCAATAACAGAAACTGATTCAGTATCTGAATAAATTCTTTTAATGATCGTTTCATAATCATTTGCCGTCACTGCCCTGTGCTGTGAGGAGTATACTCTTGGTGCAAAATACTTGATAGAGTTAATTTGTTCAATATCATCACCATTTTGAGATGCTTGGTTTGTTGTGACTGATACTGGACTGTTTAATACTAAAGTGCTCCCATTTGATTTCTCTAACGTACCAGAAAATAAGAATCTGAATGCTCCATTACCATCCTTACCATCTGTTATAATATAATTAGTTGTTATGACTGTTCCGTCCAGATTAACTCCATTTCCCAATTTCTTTCCAATGTACCCATCACCAAAAAGTATCTCATACTTTTCATCTTGAACTTCTTGAATGAGATAAATTCTGGATGATGAATCTATATTTAAAATATTTTCTACTTGATAATATTCATATCCAAGACCTTGATCCGATGTTTTTTTAACATAAACACGAATTGTGGAAGAATCTATAAATGAATTATTTAAAATAAATCTTTGATCTAAAGAACCATCATAGTTAAATGTATTTGTTAAGAAAGTTCCTTGACAAATTTCTATATTATTAAATGCCGCAACTCCAGAACTATCTACATTAACTGTAATATCTTCTGGTATAGAAAAGACATAAGATGAATTTTCAATATCTCCAGTGCAAACTAATCCTGCCTTTAAAGTTAATGTTTGAGTTGATGGTAAACCAGTTTCATCTACAAGACCTGTAATTTGAAAAGATACCCGTGCCTTAGATGCTGCCCTTGATCTTGGCACATATCCAATATTTCTTGCAAGTGAAACTACGTTTTCACGAAGAGTTGCCGAGTCTAAAAAAGACTCATTGACAATCATATTGGAATTAAACGCAGTAATATATGTGTTATATGCTAGCGTATCAATTAAAACAGAAAAATTAGATCCTTCAAAATCAAAGTCTGTGAAATTTGAATTTTCACGAAGATAGTCTTTGATTGAAGTTTTTATTTGATCAAAATCTAAATTAGTAAATTTAGTGAAAGGCATTTTATCTTGTTGCCTCTAAGAGAAATGAATATTCTTGTGTCGGAAACTCTTGACCAATAATATCAAAAATTACAGTGACATTGAATTCATTGCTATCTGTATTTGGTTCAACATCAACTTTTATATTTTCAACTCTGGGTTCAAAATTAGTTATTGCAATTTCAATTTGATTTTGAATAACAGATGCAGTACCAAAATCAACAAATTCAAATAAACTAGATCTAACGTTAGATCCAAATGATGAGTTAAAGAATTTTTCAGTTGGAATAGTTTCAACTATGTTTCTTACAGATCTACGAATCGCAGTTTCATTTTTTAAAATCTGCAAATCCTTTGTTATAGGATGAGGTTCAAAGGATAAACTAATGTCCTTAAAAGATCTAGATATCCTCTGTATTGTCATTGATCAAGAGTTTTCTTTGCTTTATTTATATTCAGTGCCAGACAGATCCATAAGTTGGTTCAGTCCCATATTCCCAATCATCATAATCTTCATCATTACGAATTTTTTCATGAAGTTCGACTTGCTTTTTAAGGTCGTGTTGTGGTGCAAGATCATGCATAACTTCTTGAATCACTCTTTTTTTTGGTTCAGCATTATGATCAGTGATCAATTGATTCTTAGACCACATTTCTCTCATATAATTTGAATCTTTATCTATTGGTAAGTTGGACATTTGAGCTCCTGTTTTATTTACTAAAACAGAACTTTTATGAAGGAGGTTGCTATCTCCTATGCATATTTAACGAATTACTTCCCGAAGAGAATAATTATCAGAATTAAGATATTTTAACAACTCTATTGCAATTAATTTCGGATTTCCTTCACCACATGTATAAACGTCTATTGCCAGACAACCTTCCTCAGGCCATGTGTGACACGATACATGACTCTCAGAGAGTGCTATGACTATAGTACACCCCTGAGGTATGAAACAGTGCTGGAAGACGTTTAGAATGGTCATTCCGGCACGTTTAATTCCACCAACCATTATTTCTTCAAGAGCAATTGCATCATTAATGAGATTGTATTTAACATCATACACCTCCAATAATAGGTGCCTGCCCATTGAAAACTTTTCCAATTCGGTAATAGTTTTAATAAAAAAATATTTATTACATAAAAAAAGTGGGTACATGTACCCACTTTGATAATTATCTACCTTGTCCTCTGTATTTTTTTCCAGATGAGTTACGAGAAGTTGCAGCATACTTCGTATGAGAACCAGCCCCTTGACGAGTCTTTTTCGGATTTGATTCAATAACAACTTTACCAGATAATGATGCACGCTTAGCCATTAGTTTTCTCCATAGTATTAGTCAAAATTTCAGTTTCAATTTCATTTGGATTTAGAGAACCTGACTGATAAAATTCATCTGCCAAATCCTCTATAGCATTGAAGTATTCTTCTTCTGTAAGATTTGAATGCAATATTTTTCCATTACGAATAATATTGTAACGATCTTCCATTGTATCAAATAACTCTTGTCTTTTCGTGACCAACTCTGATACGAGGATCGCACCAGATTTCAAAACCTGCTTCCTTTGCATCCAGGCAGAATGATACATCCTCCCCACACATATCCTGAACATCTCCAGAATCAAAGACTTGCATCTTCGGTGCAAACCATGGATACTTCATTTCGGAATTTTCGAAAACTCCATTTTTAATTAGAACCCATCCAAATCCGGTATAATCTACGGTGAATGGTTTACGACGCTTAGAGATGCTCTCAATGGTTTCATGATTCATGACTCCACCATTATTTCTAAAATCATCCTCTTCTAACCAGTGTGCTACAGATGTTGTACGTCCGTCTTCGGTACAGTACCAACCTGCTGCAATATCCTGTTCCATCAGAACAAGTTGCCAAAAATTATTGGTATTGAATACAATATCAGAATCAATCCAAAGTTGCCAATCATATTTCAGTTGTCCATCCCAGGGAATCTGATCAGGTCCACGCAAAACGTTTGCACCTAAACATTTACATCTTGCAAAATTCACCATCGATGAATAGTCTTGCGAGATTTGAATACTTGCTCCTGATTGTACAAGATCAAAACAGAGTTGTACAAAGTTTTTGAGGTAAGTATAAGAAACACCTCTGCCAGGTAGGCAGAAGACAATAGATTTGCCTCTTACAAGTTCCCTTGCTTTATCATAATCCCATTCCTCTCCTTGAGTTGATGGGGTTGGGCTTTTTGCCTTTACAGTAAATCCTTTAGCCATAATTGATTGTAGTTACTTCAGTATCATACAGTATTATCTATACGTTGTCAACTCTCCTTTTCTGAAAGAATAATTTCAGATCCAGATAATTCTATTTTAATTTCAGTGTCCTCATACCAAGACAGATCATTTACAAATTGCTCAGGAATCACTAAGTAGTACTCACCCGAAATTGGATCGACTTGTAGGGGTTGAAAAATTTCTGCCGAATTTTTTTTCATTTCTATTAAACTTATTTTATTTTTTTATATAGTAAAAAAAATTTTTATATTCGAAGTATAAAGAGATGGCAAAAGCAAGACTTTATAGCCTACGGGGACCCATGGGTTTTATATACGGCGGGCACCCCCGCACCCCTTAAGGCACGGGGGCCACTGTCAAATCACGAACGAATAGGGTGCCCATAGCACGAACCCCCCACCCGTGAGGGCAGGGGGTAGGGAGTGCATCAGGCAAGGAACGACCGACGACCTGCCTCCGGGTTGCAATAGTAACGGTGACCGGGACCGACCCATCCCTGCCAGGGGGTGTGCAGATCTGCCAGTTCGGCAGAGGGCAACCCATCATCCTGCCATCCGCGGGTGTGGGAGTTTGCCTGATGCCCCTGCTTCAATTCCCATTCTGTGCCATTGAACTTAGGCAGGTTGCTGACCTTGGTTCCGATCCATACGGTCTGACGGGTTGCGAGGTCGGATGCTTGGTTGTAGAGTGCCATGGGTTCGGGTCGTTTGGTACGGGTTAATTGTAGCACGGATGGGGGGCAAACCCCTAAAGGTCTGCCATCATCTCAACCATCTCTGCCTCATCGATTGCGGGGTCATTCCACTTCACCCCATCACGGGTCTGCCCCAGCATCCGTCCGATCTGCCCATCAGTCATGCAACGGACGAATTTTGCCCATGGGGTCTCATTGGTGCCGCAGTACTCAACACATGCCTTAGCAGTATTGTAGAGAAACTCATCATTGCCAATCCAGAGGGCAGCATTCCAGGTCTGGTAATTTGCCCAACCGTTGTAGGTGTTGCTGGTCATGGGGGGGGGAGGTCGTTTGGTTCTTACGTATCCTACAGGCAACCCAACCCCCCAAAGGGGACAGGTGTGCCAGTCTTAGAATTGGATCTCCTGCCCCTGGTCCTGCTCATCCGATGCGATAGATTCCAGAATACGCAGGAGATCGTTACCATTGGTGGCACGATTCAGCAGGGCAGATGCAATTTCAAAAGTCATGAGTGAGTGTTAGATAGTGTGGTTTGAGTGAGGGTGTCTTTAGAGCGCATCCCATTCTCTTTGATGTTATGCCAGACGCATGGAGGAGAAGAAGGGAACAGTTGCAATACCGTTGCCAGTCTTAAGATTAACAAACCAAGTCCACTGCTTTTGGAATACACATTCACCGGGCAATCCGTGCCCCTGAAGAATAGCATTCAAACGGGATTTGGTGGTATTGGATTGCCAACCACCATCAAACAACCTCACAAAGTTATCACCGACTTCTGCAATCTTATTCCCGTGAAGGAACACAAAACTCACACCGTCGATGTTAGAAACCTCAGTGTTGCCAGACTTCCAATCACTTTTGGCAGTGATGGCAGCATTCATTTGGGATTCGATCTTACGCATGAGGTGCTCCGTTTGGTTGACTTGTTAAGTATTGCAGGTTTTGGGGGGAACCACAAGGGGGTTTGTGCCACCTTGTCAACTGGCACACTGGAACCGGGAGTAGTTAAAGTTAGCATAACTAAAGACCTCACGATTGACCAACTTAAACATACCGAACTCATTGGTCATCACATAACCTTCGGCATCAATTCGGTTGTAATTGATGTAAGCAGCAGGACCATCATTGCGGCAGAGATAGACTGCATCCTCTTTGATAGACTTCACCAACTTCCAGAAACTGATCAGGTTGGGATTCTCAAAGTCATCAGGATTCACTTCGCGACCTTCACGAATACAGGCATTCAGTTGCTGTTGAATTTGTGCCGAAACTTTAGGAGTTACAAACTCAACTCCCAGTGCCATCACCTTAGCAAACTTGCAGACATCTTTAAGGTCGGCAAAGTATTCAGCACCTGCGAAGATTGATGCTGTAGGTTGCACAAACTTGACGGTCTCAGTATCAGTCCAGATCGAACGATCAGGCATTGCTACAGCATCACGTAGGTCCGTCTCAGCATAATAGCAAGTGTGAGGTGCGATGATAATTTTCTGATCAATTACCTCAGGGAACTGATAGGTGATAGTGTTGGGGGTGTATTCAGCAGATCCACCAAACCCGATAAAGTCACCCTGATAAACGGTGTCTGTATGAGGTAGGCAATCAAAACAAGTGTGCAGAATGTTTGCAACTTCGCCAGTGTGGTTCGCATCAATTTCCTCATGTGATTCGTTGATTTTGATTTTAACTTTGTTAAAGACACTTTTGGTGCCCACGAAGAACTTACCCGTTGCAGGATTCGTGCCCCAGACAATAGCAGGGGCACCATCAATCTTAACACTGAGATGACCGGGATTCACGAACCAGTCTAACACTGACAGATCACCTGTCAGGATAGAATCTTCGGGGTGTTGTAGGTGTGTGTTTTTCATGCTGTTAGTATGGCACGGAATCGGGGGGAATGGGGGAACCAGTGGACGGTTCCCCGACTGTCACATCTTAAACGTGAGTTGCTGCATTCTCCCAGATTGCCCGATAGATATCCCTGGAATTGTGTGCCACTTTAATATCAAGCACAGAATCTGCACCATCATAAATCATAGTCACTTCTTCAGGTTTCACGGAGAAACTAATACGTGCCGATCCTTGAGTGAACTTCTTGGTGTAGAATACTGCACTATCAATCACGGCAATCCGTGCATAGTGAGGATCAATCAACACGTAAGAATCTGCCTTGGACTTAAACTCAGATGCACCTTGTGCCTTCTTCTGAATATCCCACTGGTTAGTATAAAACAACTTCTTACCAGATTGTTGTGGTTTCAGTCCGCCACATTGTGTCTTCGCATCAGTCAGAATGTTACCGGCAAAAAGATAATCAGGATCGTTTGCCTGACCTTTATCGTTTGCCTGCAAATCGATGTAGTCTGTTACACTTTGCAGAAACCCGTATTCGATACCTTCACCACGTGCAAAGCAATCAATACCGAAAGAAGTAGGGTATTGGAGTGCAACAACTTTGGCACGATCTGTGAAATCTTTGTATACAGATTGGGGCACTGATTGAAGTGCTTGAATGAATTGTTCAGTTTTAGTCATTTGTAATCTCCTCGTAAGGATTGATTGTTTACTTGTTAAGTATGGCACGGGTTGGGGGGAAAGTCAACCCGTAGTGGACACTTAGGCAACTGGCACATCAGTTGCTGATTCTAACAAATCGGCAGCAACTTCCTCACCATAAAGTTCTTCGATCTCACCAACAATCTGCTCTTCAGTATAGGTCTCATACTCACGGGTGAGTAGATCGAAGACCATCAATTCAAGGGAATCATTAGATAATCCTTCGATAATGTGACTGGCATAATTCTCAACCAGTTTGGAGAATTGTTCTTTGTTGAGTGTCATCAGTTGTCTCCGAAGTTGTTAGTGAGAAAGTCTTCAAGTTCAATCAGTTTGTTATCACTCAAAGAGCATACATACTCGTTGATGATGGTAGCAAGCAAGTCAGGATCTTGCCTGCATTTCTCATAGAGGAACTGTTCAAGTTCCTCACCAGTAGAATAACGAAGGTCAGTCATTGGAGGTTCAGGAAGGTTCGATGGATTCGGGTTCAAATAACTTATGAATCTTATTTACAATGCTATCATAATCCTCCACGGGATCTTCTTCAGTATCTTCACAGAACTCTCGATTGTTTCCAACCAGAGAATAGATCAGATCCCATTCTGCTTCGGTAAAAAACTCTTTGATGGTGTCAGTCATTGAGTTGGTTTCGTTTGGTTCTTACTTATCCTACAGGGTCAAGGGACGGTCTCAGGGGGTCAGTGTGCCAGTATCTGAAGTGGCACATTATGTCATTGGAGGTTCAGGAAAGAATGTGACGATAATCAATGGACTTGATGCACCAACCAGTGGCACATGTGATCTCTTCAACTAAATCATCTCCATCATCAGCATCCCAGATTTGACCGATTGTGTCATTGGTGATGTCTTCTTGATAACCTAATGTTGGAAGATTGTTGAGATCATCAGTGGTGAAATCAAACTCAATTTCGGTAACTTGGAACTTCATTTGTTCAGAGGTGATTTGTAGAAGGAACGAAATACTGAAACCACGATGATTGCGGTGCTAATCACACCAATCAAACCAAGGAAGGTGATACCATCACCAGTAAAGTTGAGAGTGTCAGGTGTCATCAGTAGGTACGAAGTGCGGCAACTTTATCATAGAGTAGAGCAACATTTGTGCCCACAATTTCACTCACCTCATCCCAATCATCATGAAACTCAATGAGAGTAAGCAGTGCCTGAATGTCGTCTTGGTTGAGTTCTAGAACTTCCATAGTTTCAGTAATCGTAGTTTGCGTTGAGGTACTCATTGAAATCGAACTTTTCTTGCTTAAGTTCAGGAATCTCCATATCGAAGATTTCACCATCCATGTCTGCAATCTCAGACCAGAGTGTATCTTCCATGTGGTTTTCTCAGGTACGAATGTAATGTAGAACGGATCGGGGGATTTTGCAAGGGGTCTTGTGCCAGTATCTGAACCGGCACACCCCCTACACTAAGTGTTAGAAACTGCTGGAGAATACGTAACCATCTACGAAATCATAATCATAACGAAGATTCTGTTCCCAGGTTGCCTGCCAATCAACAACTACGTAGGCAGGAATATCATACCCATAAACCTCAGTGATAACTTCTTCGGCAAATGTTGCCTCATCAGAATAATACCCACGATAGGCATCTTCTACATTCTCAACATACGAAACATCACCGTGATATTCAATAAAGGCATCAACTACATCATAACCAATATTCTCACCAACACGAACATACTCATCATAATAAGCAACGAAGTCTGACTCATTGTGCTCATCAATAAACTTGAGAGCATCATCTAAATCATACTCACCTTCAACACAGTTCTCTTCGATGAACTCAACAGTCTCAATTGCGAAGACTTCTTTGTAGTTTACTTGCAGAGTCACGGGCATTTGAGTGGTTTTCTCAGGTACGAATGTAATGTAGAACGGATTGGGGGATTCCGCAACCCCCCTTGTGCCACTAGTCAGACTGTCACATACATCACTTTATCAGGGTTGCGGTAGATGTTATCACCATACCACACTTCCAACTTCAAAGTGTTACCATAGAAGTTGCTCGGGATACCATAACGAAGAAACCCCGAAGTTGTCTTGTAGTGACTAGTCAAACGCTGATTGTTCATTCCACACTGATCATAACTGCCATCGACATTCTGTCGGGTGTAGATAATCTTCATTTGGTTGGTGTTTCAGTAACGAATGTAATATATCAGATCTTAACGACGTTTGGTAGTTTTATGTGCCACTTTCACGACTGGCACATCGATATCAACAACTGCCTGCAATTGTGACTCAATTGCATTAACGAACTGCAGCACGGTTTGAATCACCTTGCGAGTCTTTTCTGGTCCTTGATTCTCATCGTAGGCACGAACTGCAAACTGATACAAACCCACGACAATTGCAGCAATCGTGGCAACATTCAGCACCAGAGTTTGGTAGAACTTAGAGGCAAAGAGTTTCATTAATATTTTCGTGGTGAGAGAGAATGTAGAGAATGTCTCAACCACGAATGTAGAATATCACGAGGCCGCACACTATGCAACCTCTACTGTGCCAGTCTCTCGACTGTCCTCATTCTCAATAAGATTCTACTATTGAGAATCAATAAGTCTTGTACTATTGAGAATGAGATCCAATCTTCAAACTGGCACAAGGCTAGAACGGATCATACTCTTTGATGCTACAATAGACTTCCTCAGTACCTTCGAGTTCTAATAACTCTTTCCAGTCCATATGTTCTACATCTAGATCATCATAACACATGATGTCTAATGTAACAGTAAGTAGGCGTTTCTGTGTGACCATAAGAACCCCTGTGCGATGTGTACTACATTATATCATGCATAATGACGATATGCAAGTGTCTCGTAGTCTTGCCCATCTCGTGTGTACTCCTCGTCAATGTCTGCATCTTGTGCATACTCGTCGAGATCTTGCCCATAATCGTTGCTGTATGTGTAGTCGAGATCGTAATCGTCGTACATGCTCGTCGAGATTGTGTGAGTACTGTATGATTATAGCATGAATCTCGACAAGATGCAAGTATGATGCCTGGTCTCGTCGAGATTCGTGTATGTATATATGATGCTCGTCGAGAATTATGATGATTTGTGAATGTCTCGTCGAGATTTTGTAAAGATCTCGTGACATTTTTTCGGGGGGTTGACATTTCGCAAGGTCTCGTGCTATAATGCGCAGGCAAAGGTCACAAGTCTCAGAGGCATTTATAGCACATTAAACACAAGTCTCAGAGGTCTTTATGAGATCCTTTATGAGATCTTCATTCTCAATAAGTAAGTAGTTATTGAGAATGTTATTAACAATACATAATAGTTTTTTATTATGTTTTTTAATTAAATTTAACCTATTTTGGTATAATTGGCTACCATTTTTGAATCGGACAATAGGCAGCCTCAAATTTAACCTTATGCTGTAACCAACAACCACAATGCTTACAACGTTCCTGCCTTACACTATAATACTCACACGTCTTACAAGTATCAAGTCTTTCCTTTTGTAATTGATGAGAAGCATAGATTTGTGGGTCTGAAGTTATGAGTACATTCTTTACAACTTCGACGGTGAACTTTGCTAAATTTTTACCTTGTTCCGATAATGATGGAAACTCTTCTTGATTTTGTGTCATCTTCCCAAATAAAACCAACCTGTTACAATATACTTAGTTCCTTCCAAAACTAATCCTCCACGATGAGCATGAGTCATACCAGCAGGCCAAATCAATAACTTTGCCTTCTCTGGTTGAATACGTTTCTTATAATACAAGAACTCAGTCTCTCCTCCTTTATAATCATCATTCAAATATAACATCCAAACCAATGCTCTTGAACAGTGATCAAGTCCACTATTCTCATCATGCCAAACATGATAACCACCACCAGCAGGAGTCTTCTGTACCTTCTGTGACAATGAATATAAAGGCACCTGTTTCATATGTCCGAAGACTTGTGTATACTCTTCTAAACATGACTTAAGAATCTCATTCAATTGTTGAGATGATTGTCCTTTCATTGACTGTTGCATATTGATTAAATCAAGTGCCCAGTCGAATCTTCCTGCATTAGAATTATCAAACTGTTGATCCTCACAATATACAGAATCAATACTCTGATAATAATCAAATGTATGAATGATTTCATTACAAAAATCTGAATCAGCAATGCAGGAGTATGATCCTATGAAATCTTCATATGTTCCTTTGAGTTCAATCCTTTCCATTCAAATACTCTTCTAATTCTGGATACTTTGAGATTAACTTCTCTTTAATAAATTTATAGTGCTCTTCGTGCCATTGTTCTGAATTTGAGATCCATTTATCCAATGGACAATCACCCCAGGGATCTGCTATTTTATTGGGCAAATAGCAATGACAATACTTACATCCTTTTTCCTCTTCATCATAATGTTCACAACCTGAGCAGATTTCCCACCTTTCCTTCTGACATGAGGGAGAGGCATGAAACTCTTTGCCCTGTGCTTCTTGAATAAAGAATTCATCAATAAAACGAAAAACAACTTGAGACAACTTCATTATAGCATAAACTCCTTACTATTTCGATCCCTTGATTCTTTGTAAATGTCCACTGCCGATATCACCAGAAACAATCTTATATAGTAATCCGGAGATTGCGGCACCCTTTGTTCCACCAGCACCATCGGAACCCCAGTCACCTCCAGGATTTCCTGCTGTTCCTGCATTACCATATGAAGATGTTCCATTAGCATCACACGTATTTGCACCTGCTGGATTAGGTCCTCCACCAGATGTCGAACCACTATTATACTCTGCATCATTGAGAGGATAATTTGAACTCCAAGATCCTTTGTTTGAAAATCCTCTACCAACTCCAGCATTTCCTCCTCCACCACCTGATCCACCAGCAACCAAAAAGTTTCCTCTTGCTATACACCTTAGATCCCAATTTGTTGCACATGCATATCCTGATCGATTATTTGAATCCCAAGTAGATCCACTTCGATATCCACCACCACGACAACGTGTTCTTGTATCGGTTGGATTACCATAAAGAGCATAACCAGAACTATAATTTAATGGAATATATGCTGCACAAGCTGAATCGGCAAGACTTTGATACCAGTCACGATTATCTCCAAAATAGTAATTAACATTATAGTATGTGTCAGCATAACAACCAAGATCTGGACCAGAGTTTCCGCTTTCACCTGCAGATCCTGCACCACCAGCAGCCCAGATTCTTCCATTTGAATTGACATTCACATTGATAAATCTTGCATTTCCACTGGATACAGTCGTCGTATTATTCAAATACAGAGCACCACCACCATTTCCAGATCCAGACTGACCATAAATCTGTCCACTTATATCAATTCTTAAGTTAATTGCACTGCCACTGAGTGATGCCGCGGTTGTGGCGCTTGATGAGGCTGTGATTAAACCACCAATACTCAAATTCTTAATGATATTTTTGTTGAGATTTAATCCCCAGACTGAAGTACTACCAATGTTCAAATTTGTATCAGAACCTGATTGAGATGTACTTAACTCCTTGACTGATCCACGGAAAGTTAAGGCACTAAGATTATTTTCGGTTGAAATATCATCATTCTCCGTTGCATCGGGTACAATCGGACTTGTGTTTGTTTGATCCGCATCTCTTCGATAAGTAGAAAATTTGACATTATTTGAATTTCCACCAAATGTCGTCTGCAATGAACGAGCACTGATTGAACCAGTATTAAAATATGTTGTTGCAGTATATGCTGGAAGTGACATTCTAAAGTCTTGTGTATCTATTTTTTGTATTTATTGTGGAGAATACTTAATTGCCACAGTGAATCGATGTAAACTGCGAAATGATGTGGCACGATGTAATATCGTTCCATCAAATCCGACTAATCGATTTGGTTTGGGAATAATGCCATAAATGTTGTCATCAATATAAAATTGAGTCTCGCCACCTTCCTGAACGTGCCATTGCATGTTTGGATAATACAAAAATGTCAGACCCTCGCCATCAATATGAAAGAAAGGATTTTCCTGTGGTGCAAAACAATTGACATACATTCGATACAGTTTCATGTTCCGAACGATCTCAATTCTATCTGAAATATGTTTCTTGAACAGTTTATACACAAATTCTGTCTCAGGAATGTTGTGAATCATTCCAGTGACTGGCAAATCTTTATCATCCTGTTCACCATAATGATATGGTGCGGATTCACAATAATTCAAAACAATCTCTTGTTCTTTCTGTATCAGAAAGTCATCAATAAAATTAAGTTCCATCTTGAAAATACTCTCCGTATTGTGATACGTGTAAATTGAATGCGACAGTGATTCTTGGTGAATCTGGAGTCGGATCTGATTTTCTCACGAAATGCTGCATATAACTTGGAAACATAATTAAATCACCTTCACGCACATATGGATGATACTTGGGACCATAATGATTTGATTCCATCTCCAAAGAGTGTGATCGAATCTGTTCGATTGGATCCACAAATGTTGTGGGAACATGAACATCAGAATCATACTTCAAATAGTGAATACAAGAGAAATGTGATTTCTTTAAAAAGATATTACTGTTCAAATGATCATGTATCTCTTGATATTCTCCATCATCATAATAATTATACCATATATCTACAATCTCCAGTTGACTTGGTTTATCAAAGAACTTTGAAATGTATTTCATATAATACTGACACGCTGCAGTTTGCTCAGAAAACAATTGCTGATTGATTTCGGCGATATTAAAAGACGTGTGTAATTTTGTAGTTTCCCATCCATCTGGAATCAGTGATTTCTTTTTCTGATGAATGTCTTCTATTATTGGAAGAATCTCATCTTGAATGATTTGATTCTCCCTAATATTACATTGAAAAATGTGAACTGGAAACAGTATTTTCTTGTATGGATTGCTCATGTTTTATTTCCTGATTATCGTCCCAATGTCGAATTACTCCTGCAACAATAAAGATGTTTGTGATTAAGTATGTGAGAAATATAACAGCACGAATTCTTGCTACAATATCAGACTCTCTATCACACTTGGATGCTTTCTCTCCCAGTGCCATTGCAAACCATTTCCACACTGTCTTATGTTTCATTTCTCCGATTCTTTCAGGAGTTGTACTTCTTTCCACTGTGATGGATAGATCAATATGCAGACATCTTTTGATCTATGTTCGAACTGTCCTAAACAGATTGTAATATACTTCTCACACATAAAATCAACAAAACCAATATGATCCCTGTACTTAACATTCAATCCTGAATAGAATGTGGTCATACAAAACATTTTTCTAATGACGTTCTATTTAATGGCATTGCAGTATAAGGAGTTGTATTATCTATATTCACTTCCTTACCAATTGTCTTGGCATTGATTGGTGCATAGTAGATTCGTTTCTTTGGACTGTAGAATCCCCATACAGTTGCGGTACTGGCACCAAGGTTATAATCAAATTGCCGATGACAACGGAGCATAATGCGAACAGTACGGGTGTTCCAAGTCTCAAATTCATAACTATAATCCTTTGGTGCTTTGTGTGGAAATTCAAGCATCGACAACAACTCTTAAAAGATTTGGGTTCACACCCTCATTTATGTAAGTTTGAATATGTTGAGAGCAAACTTCTTTTGTCAATCGAACCTCCTTCTCATCAATTAGTTCCCATCCTGTGGTAGTGAACTCTTCAATACGATAAAGTGCTTCCATTTGAATTACGTTGTGAAAGAATCAATAATGCCAGACTCATACTCATCAACAAGAGCAAACTTCTGAGCACTGACTACATTGGGCATAATGCGATCAACATAACTTTCATCAAAGATGTTTTCCTGTGATAGAATGGCAAATGCTTCCGTATCATTCTCGGCAATCAGATTGATTAGACCACCATACTCGGAAGATGGAAATGGCACCCAGTAGTCAACAATATAAAGTGATTTCATTTCTTGTGCTTAATTACTCCTTAATTTTAGATGATTGTGTGAGATTTGTCAACTGTCGGTTAAGTTCTGCATTGACAGGTGTTAGAAAGGTGTTAAGGTAATGCTCAGACTCATTGTCTTTCATCAGTTTAGTGATACCTTCTATTTGCATAAGTGCGAACAGTAGTTTAGTTGTTTGATTCATTCTCCACCATACACATAGTCAACAATACCAGCAGGATGATTCACACCTTCAATCACAGTGAACTCGGTACATTCATGATCGAAATCTTCGGCACCATAGTTAACAAACTTTTCAATAAACAATTCACGACATTGTTCTTTAGATTCGGCGGCAATGACTACCATACCAGAAGTGTAATCGTGCAGAATTTGGTTGATGATATAAAGATTCATTACATAAACTCCATCATATAATAGTCACAGGTCACTTCCAGTTCTGCAGCCTTTGATTCAATCTCTTGTTCTTGAATACGTCGTGCTTCGGCACGGTGATTCTCATAAACCATACGACCTTCGTAGTAAAGTTCTTCGGCATCAAAGTGTTTCATAAAATCGTCAAATGCTGTGATAAATGATTGAAGGTCTTTGTTATTCATGTCGTTGCTCCGATAACTTTTGGTAACCCCATAATAATCAAAAATGTAAGTAAAGCAACTACATCCCAACACTTATTGCGAATCATATAAGGAAGTGCCAGAAGATTTCCAATCATATACAATCTTGCACCCACCGATGTATCATGATAAAGAGTGATGTAGAATGCAAAAACAATTGTAATGCTGGAAAGAATTCGTGCCTTTGAATCCATGATTCAAAATGATGGTGTTAACTCATAACGTAATTCAACCTTTGACCTATCCATCTGCTCATACAAACTGTAAAGTTTATTATACAATGCCGGAGCACTTCCATAGTCTCTGGCAATCACTCTCTCATCACTCACACTCAACGTTTGAAGTGCAGAGAGGAGAATGCCCACCTCATGGACATTCAGATTCATTTGTGTTTCAGTCATTTGTTTATAGGATAAAGGCAGGAACTAACATTACCAGGACGAGCAAGAACTTGTCCTCCTGCTGCTTGACATTTTGCCTCAATTCTTGGATTAGTAACAGAAAGAAGACCAGCAGCAAGCACAAGAAGAATAATACCAGCACCAAGAACTACAAAAATTTGAAACCAAGTTGTGTTGTTGTTCATTTTACCAGTCCAGTCAGTGATTTTACGTCAATCCAAACTCCACGATCAGTTCCAATCGTAGATTGATGATCCCAGACAAAATGAGTTGCTTCTTGATTCGTCATCTGAAATGTATCAGTCAAGAACCTCACGGCATCAAAGAGATTATTAAAACGATGAATTGTAGTCATTTAGCAAGCACCTGCAATGGGATTACCAATCTGTGGAATGAGATTAAAGTCGATTACTTTATAGCCATGGGCAATACGTTCATTCACCTCATCAAACGCATCCTTCTTACGAAGAAACTTCTTTGATGTAGTTTCAGTACCCTCGAATGATACAATCCTCAAAAACCATTCGGTCAAGATAGTACCATCCACAAACTTGACTGGATAGTAATCGACAACGTTACCGGTGGTGTAGCATTCGAGTTTCATGGTGTTCTCTTGATTACCTTGTAATTATACTGCATTCAGCAGTCGATTGGGGAAGTAGTGTGCCACTTGTCGTACTGGCACAGGGTTCATTGCATTCAGATACTGTTGATATAGTATTTCTTCCTGTCCCCGTGCCTCTATTTCATGTGGTTGATCCCAATACTCAATATCCTCCACATTAATGGAATTATAATACCTTTTACCACGTTTGGCACGAAGAGTTCCAGTCACCCACTGTTGCAGGTGTACCAGTTCATGAAGAAGTGTCTTAATATACAACTCTTGATTCATGTAAGTATCCAATTCAACCAGAAACTCACGAGGACGATATGCCTCACCGGTATAGTCACAATAACCATAGGCACAATCACGTTTCAGACCACGATGCACAATCTCAACGTAGAGTTTATGCCGTGGAAAGAACTCATTCAAAAACCAAGTGGTAACACTCTCACAGACCCGTTTGTGATAACCATATCCACTAATTTCAATGATAGACTGCATGACCAATGAAGAAACCAAACGAAGGATGAGAT